GCATTACGGTAGCTGTCGACAGCTGACTGCGATGGTTGAGTATCGTCGATATGCCGTGGCAGCCATCGATGATAGAGCTCGGCAAATGTGATTTTATGACCCGGAAGGGAGCGATGACCATGAGCACGATTGTAATCCGCTTGATAAATCTGAGCGTCAACAAGGCTTGTAAAGTACTCAATCGGCTTTTGCCTGCCGTGGTCAGACACTACAAAAACAAACGGCCGCCGCCGTCTTCCGGAGAGCTTCTTAATACATCCATAACCATTTGGATTACGCATGATAACACCTCATTTTATTAAGATAAGGAGATAGTACCATGACAGGAACGAATGTAGATTACTACGCCGCGGGGTTTGATTCCGACGGCAAGCGCATCGTGAGTAAAATCGTGGATTTTGACCCGACGAAGGACAAGAACGCCGATAAAGTAGCGGCAGCCATTGCTGATGTCAAGACAACCGTCGACGGCGTGGCCGTGGCCGAAATCATCAGCGCGGAGGATTTTGTTGCATACCTCAATGGCAAGGTCCGCGGATCCGACGGGAAGCCCATCGACTACGTCGCGCCGGAACCGACGGCAGAAGAAAAAGCAGCCGCCGAAAAGGCAAGCCTTGCCGCGGAATACGCCTCAAATAAAACCGACATGCTCAGCGCATTGCAGGCTGCTCAGCTTGCTGGCAATACGGACGCCGTCGCAAGCATCCAAGCAGATTATAAAGAAATGACGGAAGCCTATAAAACAGCCGTGGAAGGAGTTGACAAATAATGAGCTTTTGGAAAAAGAAGAAGTACTGCCCGTACTGTGGCAGTGAATTGATCGCGGACGGAAGCTGCCCGAACAAAGATTGCATTAAGTACACCGGCGACAGCACGACCACGACGACGGCCAGCACGACGACCACAATGGGAGCGTGAGGCCATGATCATCGAAGTTGTCCAGTACGGGCTCGCTGGCCTGTCGACGCTGCTGTCCGGCATCTTGCTTTTTGAGTACAAAAAACGGGCTACCATCGATACCGCCCAGCGTGCCGAGCAGGAGCAAAAGCATGAAGCCTTAGTCCAGGGCGTCGTCGCAATGCTGCGCGACCGTCTTATCGACACGATGGACCATCACATCGAGGCAGGCTGGGTCCCGGTGCACAAGGCCGAGGCCGTCAATAAGATGTACGTCAGCTATCACAATCTCGGCGGCAATGACATCGTGACGCAGACATACCAACGATTTACGCTGCTTCCGCATCATCAGGGAGATGACAGTGATGTTTGATAAAATCAATATCGCGGACTGCCTCGTCATCATCGGGCTGGTATCTGCGCTGGTACTGGCCATTTTTTATGGCATGAACGAGCTGGCAATGAGTATCGCGAGCGGCTTGCTTGGCTATATCGGCGGGAATATCAAGACCGCCGCATCCACGAAAGGGGATAATAAAAATGAAGGTTTACATTAATCCGGGCCATGACTTGGACTACGACAGCGGCGCTGTCAATCCGAACAGCGGCCTGCGGGAATGCAATGTCGCCGCGAAAATCGGCGCAAAGGTAAAGACATATCTGGAAGCGGCCGGCTGTGAATGCCGGCTTTTGCAGTCTGACAATCTCTACTATGATAGTGACTACGATGATCGTCCGGTAGCTGTCTGCGCTGATGCCGACGCATGGGGCGCGGATGTCTTTGTCAGCATCCACTGCAACGCCGCGAACGGGCAGGCCAGAGGTACAGAAGTAGAGTGCTACAGCCGCATGTCTGACGGCGGCAACCTCGCCCAGTGCATCCAAGACCAGATTGTCGGCGCATTAGGCACTATCGACCGCGGCGTCAAAGAAATGCCGGGCCTGATTGTACTCAAGCATACCAGTATGCCCGCCGTCCTCGTCGAAACCGCGTTCATCGACAACGACTCGGACGCCGCGTTATTAGAAAATTGTACGGACGCATTCGCCGCAGCCATCGCACGCGGCGTCACAGACTACGAATGTAGCTTACGGTAGGAGGTAATGAATCATGAGCAAATGGACAAGTTTTAGAGACAGCATGGAATCCGCATTAGACATTGCGGACGTCACGGAAGCCGCAAAAGAACAGGTAATTGCAAGCATCACAGGGGATGGCATGGACGCCATTTCCGCCGTTGCGGATAAATTCGTCGCACAGATTCAGGCCCAGGCGGACACGGAACAGGGCTGGAATATGGTACGCGATAAGTTCGTCCTGCCTTTGCTGATCAACAGCATCCTCTGGGCGATTAAGCTCGTATTAAGCAAGAGTACGACGGCCAGCACTCAGCCCGCCGCACAGCCGGAAGCAACAACGACTGACGGCCAGCAGTAGCAATTTCATAATAATGTATTATAAGGGCGTCGCGTTTTGCGACGTCCTTTTTTATTGCCATTTTTATTTTATACGTATAAAACTATTGACATTATACGTATGTATATGCTATAGCAGGAAAAGGCGAATGCGATTGTAAAGAAATATAGCAAAAAAAGACGGCCGATAATGAGGCCGTCTTTTTCATGCGGAAATGCACGATGCAAAATAATCCGGATAGAATTGTAACATTATGTTCGCATTAACTTTTATATGGTGCACCATAAAAGCTTTATCCGAACACTCGGGGGACCCCGTCAGCGCTATGCTGACGGGGTTTTTCAGTATCGGCGGGCAATTGGTGTAGTTGTACCGTATTTCGACTTTGTCGCTGTATATGATGACCTGGCGGATAAAGGTCCGGAACATGTCCAGGCGGTATTTGTCGTGGTCCTTCTTTTTGTCCAAGAGGCTTTTCAGGAAGAATTCGACGGCGATGGCGTCGATGCGGATGGGCGCGTAGGCGAATTTGAGTTCATCGATTTTCTGGTCCAATTCGCTGATCTGCGATTCGTACCGCTCGATGTTCTCGGCGATTGTCTTTGAGCATAATCCTTTCTCGACGGCCGCTATAGAGTTTTCGAGCTTGGCTTGGATAGTTTTACGCTCCTGCGCGATTCGGACCTGCTCCTGGGCCGTGGGATCAATTCTTTGCACATCTGCGGCCTGTTTGGCAATGAGTTTGATGGCTTTAGGATTGCTCAGGATGCGGACCGTGGCATCGAGAACCAAATCTTCTACCTTCTCACGGCTGATGTTCCGGGATTTGCAGTTGATGTGTTGTTTTTTGCCGCGCGAATGGTAGTTGTTCTTTGTGCTGCATCGGTAGTAATGGTATGCGCTGCCGTTTTTGGAGTGGCCGCTTTGGCCTGTCATCGGGTTGCCGCATTCGCCGCAATAGATGAGGCCCGTCAAGGCATAGTCGGCGCTGCGGCGCTTGGGGCGCGGATGCTGCTTGTGCTGCTTAGTCCGCTTTTGCGCCGCTTCCCAAACGCCATCAGCAAGGATTGGCGGGGCGAAATGCTCGATGACGTGGCCATCCCATGTGTATGTACCGATGTAGATTTTATTGCCCAGGATTTTCGTAAGGCTGCTGCGGTTGAATGTACGGCCTGCGGCTGTCTTGTACCGATGCGCGTTGAGATAACGGACAATGTCAATAATCCGTTCGTTGGAGTTGTACATTTTGTAGATCAGACGGACGGCGTCGGCATCCCTGGGGACGATTTGCAGCTTTTTGTCGGCAGTCAGCTTATAGCCCAGCGAGACACGGCAGCCTACCCATTTACCTTCTAAGATGTTTTCCGTCATGCCGCGCTTGACCTTCTGCGACAGTTCGGCGGAGTAGTATTCCGCATAGCCTTCCAGCATCGATTCGAGGATAATAGAGCTGGGATCGTCGCCGATGTGCTCTTTTGCCGACAGGACCCGGACTCCATTTTTCTTGAGCTTATTTTTGTAGATAGCGCTGTCATAGCGGCTGCGGCTGAATCGGTCCAGCTGGTAGACGATGACATACTGGAACGTTTTCCGGGCGCTGTCGGCGATCATGCGCAGGAAATCAGGCCGGTTATCGGACCGGGCCGACAGGGCCCTGTCGATGTAGGCGCCGATGACTTCCAGATTCTGACTTTCCGC